CCCAAGTGAGGTCGAGAGACCCCGCTTGGCCGACGCCGGGAGCCCCAGGATGAACCCCTCTGAAGCGGAAGAGAGAGACGTCCACCACACCTTCGTGTGGTAGACGGCCTCCAACCGCTTCAGGAGGGCGCATCTCGGTGATCCCGGCGCAATACCTCGGAGGGCCGCCCAGCTCACCCGCCTGGAGACTTGGGAGTAATACTTCCAAACCTTCCGGGCGAGTGACCTGGGTGGGACGCGGAAGTTCGGCCTAGGGGCCTCGAGTCCCATCAGGGCAGTCAGCTCCCTGGCCAGGGCGGTGACGATCTCCTCGGTGACACGTATGTCACCGAGAGGGACCGCCCGCCCCGCCCAGGGAACCCTGCCCCGACGGCACAAGACACCCCTAGAACCGAACTTCCAGTCGGCAGACTCCCGGGCCATCGTACGCCACGAGGCATAGCGGAACACGCCCCATGCGGCGTCTGGGGGACGAACCCCTAGGCGCGAAGCATAGAGCAGCCCCGCTACGCCCCGCCGTATGACGGGCGGGAGGTTGCCGACAGCGTCTGGCCGCCCCCGCAAGGACGGTAGACCGAAGCCACCAAGTTCCCGGGGGAGGGTCGGCACGAACCCACGTTCTCTCGCCCAGCGCCATGCGCCGGGTTGGAGAACGCGGAGTACGCGACGAACCGCCAACGGGTTCTTGGTGGCATCGGCTACCGCACTTGCGGCAGGACCCAGGGCCACCCACCACGGCACTGTATCTCCACGGTCGCCTGGGAGGCGTTTGGGACGGACGAGGCCCCTCAGGGGGATGGAAGGAAGACGGGTTACCCCGTCTCCGACCAAACCCACCAAAGAGGCTCCGCCCTTCTCACGCCAAACCAGGCGCCGTGAATGATGCTTTGCCGGGACAAGATCGAAGCGGGGGGGCCTGCGCCCTTCCCAGAATGCTATCTTCGGAACCGAGGAAACGAGCCGAAGCTCGTAAACCTCCTCCGTAAAGATGGCATACCGGGAAGAAAGCGCATGCTTCCCCGCTGAGAACTTGGCCCCGCAATCTTCGGCAACGGCTTCGTACGCCCGGATCGCCCGTAAGGGCCACCAGGCGACAAGGTCGTCCCCGCAGATAGCGGTGGCGGGTGTCCCTCCGGGACCGGCGTTCCCTGAGGGGTGCCCAAGGGACTCCTGCCACACCGGCCTCCAACCTTCATCAGCCCAAAAGAGCTGAATGAGGGAAAGGAAGGCCCATGTGGTTGGGAGCCCCATGAGTATCCCTCTGGATGTTTTGCTCTCCTTCCCCAGCATCGGCCAGGACACGTTCTGCGGCCCCGTAAGGAGCCGGAGGACGTGCTTGGCGTCGTTGGGGAGGAAGGGCGCTGCATCCAAGAGTCCCTCTCTGACCGCCGCGACGAGGTCGAGCGGGAGGTAGTCAGACGCCGCAGTAAGGTCAGCCGACAGGATCATCCTGCCGTCGGCCTTACGCGGTCCTCTAAACACCTCCTGCACGGCCTCCTCGTGGAGCCCAGAGAGGACCTCTCGAGAACGCTTGTCCCGTCTCAGGCCACCGAGTAACCAGACGCGGAGGTAATGCCCGAGGGCGATCAAGGGAGAACTTCCCTTGGTCACAACTCGAGCCTTCCACCCGCGTTCAGGAACCACCAAGGCCTCGGCGTTCGGGAATTCCAAGTCCTGGATCGCTGCAAAGCAGCGGTCACGGACGAACGAATCCCGGACGGCGAGGTCTCGGTGGCACTCGGTGGTCTGGGGGGTCCCGGCTACCGCCTCGGCTCTCCTCTTCCACTCATCGGACGTTCGGAGGGATTCAACCTCCCCAAAGATCGGCGCCAAGGCGGCGGCGTGACCCCCTAGAGCCCGCGAGGACTCTAGGGACGCACCGCCAGCCATTGGCAAGGTCCCTGGGAAGGGGTCCTTCAAGTGGGTTTGACCCCACCTGAAGGCGAACTCCTTCGCACGGTCGAGTAGTGGCTGAGGAGTGACGTGGCAGCTGGTGAGGACCTTGAAGTGTTCTCGAAGAGCAGCCTGCTGTACGCCGACTGACCCCTCAGGAAGGGCCCGGCCCAGGTAAGAAACCTGGACCGCCTTCCGGTCGGAGTCAATCATCGTACGCAGCCTGCCCTGGAAGAACACGGCAAGGCCCCCTCTCCTCTTCTGCAGCGACACGCAGGTTAGGGCCCACAAGCGCAGGTCAGATGACCAGCCCTTGAGGGTCTTAACCGCGTGGCCAATGCCGGAGAAAGAGGAGGTTCGAACCAGCCACCACGCCAGCCTACACAACCCATGGATCGCATCCCTGTCGGCAGAAGTTGCCAGGAACATCCGGGTGCAGCCCGCAGCAGCTAACGCTGCGCGGACGGCATCCCAGACGAACCTGACACTCTGCCAGCAGGAGCGACCCATGGGGCGAATAGGCAGCCGAGGCGGCAGAGGGCGGTTACCCTCCGAGGTTTTACTACAGGAAGCGGACGGTCCGGAGTGGGGGGGATCCCCACCCCGAACACGACGTCCCTGCAGTCGGCGCGCACGGCCAGTCCCAGCTCGAATGAGCTCGGGAAGGGCCGTAAGGCGTGCGCCAACGGCAGCAGCTTCCTCAACGGTTATGTTTGACAACATAACTGTTCGGTGTGTCTGCTTAGGCTGGCG